TTACTATTTACATTAATCCCTTGAACTCTATCATATACTTTGTATCATTAAGACTTCTTAGATTTCATCTGATCATTTACAACTATCTCAGATGAATTCTTACTTTAATCTTCATATACATCGAATGCTATTCTTTACATTCTAGAATAACGCCTTCTACCACGAGTTTTACGAGACTTTCCCTTTTTACGACGTGTTTGCCTTTTCTTATAGTTTCTTCCTCCAGAATGTAGCACATGTAGCACATTTATAGTTTTTCTGCATACTGGACAGCTTCTCTGTACTGCCAACCATTTATTTATACATTTCCTATGAAATCTATGATAACAATTTGCAGTTACCGTATCTTCTTCCCCGGGGCCATTTTGAGGACTATCAAACGGTTCAAAACAAATAGAACATTTAGTTTGGCCCTCACGCACTTCGGCCCCCCTCGCCGCCCACGCCGCTGCCGCCGCCGCCGCCGCCGCCTCCATCTCCGCCGCAGTCGGTATTGTCCACACCCGCACCGTCTTGTCCTCCGACGCGGATGCCAGCCGCCCGTCGCCCAGGGCGGTCACGCTGGTCACCAAGTCCGTGTGCCCCTCCAGCACGCGCAGACAAACGCCGCTCGACGCGTCCCACACCCGCACCGTCTTGTCGTGCGACGCGGACGCCAGCCGCCCGTCGCCCAGGTCGGTCACGCCCCACACCGTCCCCGTGTGCCCCTCCAGCACGCGCAGACATTCGCCTGTATCTGGGTCCCACACCCGCACCGTCCTGTCGGACGACGCGGACGCCAGCCGCCCGTCGCCCAGGGCGGTCACGCCCCACCACACCGCCATCGCGTGCCCCTCCAGCTCCAGCTCCAGCACGCGCAGACAAACACCTGTATTTGGGTCCCACACCCGCACCGTATTGTCGTGCGACGCGGATGCCAGCCGCTGTTCCTCACCGAGAGGGCCCAGGGCGGTCACGCTTAACACAACGTCCGGGTGCTCCAGCACACGCAGACAAACGCCGCTCGACGCGTCCCACACCCGCACCGTAGTGTCCAACGACGCGGACGCCAGCCGCCCGTTGGCAAGGGCGGTCACGCTGGTCACAACTTCCGTGTGCCCCTCCAGCACGCGCAGACATTCGCCTGTATCTGGGTCCCACACCCGCACCGTCCTGTCGGACGACGCGGACGCCAGCCGCCCGTCGCCCAGGGCGGTCACGCTGGTCACCAAGTCCGTGTGCCCCTCCAGCACGCGCAGACAAACGCCTGGTCCTTCCACTGACGCGTCCCACACCCGCACCGTATTGTCGGCCGACGCGGACGCCAGCCGCCCGTCGCCCAGGGCGGTCACGCTGTACACCCCGCCCGTGTGTGGTCCAAGCCCCCCAGCAGTTTCTGCATCAAACACTAAAACGTTATCCCTCTGAATAACTGGTTCTGCCATTCACTATCTAATATAATTTAAGAAAAAATGGTCTAAACTTTAGCAGCTGATTAATAGCTGGATTTAGTTCTGGATACGTTTCCCTATATTTACTCGCTGTCATCAAAGTAAATCTGCTGAGAAGTGGGAGGCACACTGAAGCGCCGTGCGGGTGGCGTATGGTATGAATAGTTGAATGCAGAAGTCAGAGGCACAAGGGGAGGCATCTTCTCCTCCTTCTTAGCCTTCTTCACCTTCTTCTCATGCATAGTAATGTCAAGCAGGTTAAGGCCAGTATCAACTGCCTCCATGAAGTGCTCACGGTAATACACCTGCTTGAACTTATCCCCCGAAACAATCATGCGCGGCATCGCAGGGAGAGAGAGTTGAAGCTTCTGGTAACCCTCCTCGTCAAGGAACTGATTCTTCAAAAGGATGTAGAGGTAGTTCATTACACCAGAACGGGAAAGGCAAGGCACCGTATGAACAATCGGGCTACCGTTGTTCTGGTCGCTGTAGCTCACCTCAAACTCATCATCAGAGCCAAGGATCTTACGGATACGAACGTTGTCGTCCGTCGAGTGGTTGGTGTAGTCATTGATCAGATGGATAGTAACGGACGTCTGAGAGTAAGCCATTCCTGTGGTATGCTATAACACACTAAAGCAACGCATTCAATTTTTGCTGGGACTTGATGACGTTCAATTACTGCTGCCTGAAAGAAAACCCACTCTTGTCTTTTATTTCCTGAACCTCTTGTGCAACCTTAATCTTCGTATCGAGAACTGTTCGTAGAGAATCTGGACGTAAAGGAGTAATTCTATTCTTGTAGACCAACTCATCAAGTGAAGGACGAAGATGTTGAAACTTTGTTGCACGTGTAGTAGCCTGAAATGATGTGTAAGGCTTTGGCGGAATTACAGGTGGGTTTCTTGAATTTCTATCTAGACGAGAAAGCATATTATTATTCATTTGACCTGCTGTATTTGCTGTTGCTGTCTGAATTGCTATACTTTGCGGTGTCACTGAATTATGTGCGGTTCTACTTAAGGTAAATGACTTTTCCTTCAATTTCTCAGATATTTCATCTGCTCTACCTAGAGCAGCATTTACTGACCACAATAGCTCCTGTGTTACCGCAGCATCTGTTACGGTTGCTTTAGAAATAGCAGTATTAAGTAATGTTAGAATATCCTTTGCATCAGATGCTTCATTTAGTGTCTCAGATACTTCTACCGATATCTTTGCTAATAATCCGTTTATTGTATTAGACGCCCTTGTTGTAATAGAAATAGCTGAATGTGCAGAAGAATTTGATACCACATTATTTACAGATAATAATGCTTCATTTAAGATATCCAATGAGGACATTGCTATTTTTAAGAAAGAATTCGGCATCCATCCACCTGCTGATAATTCTGTCTGTGAATTCAGTACAATTTGAACGGCTGTAGTTGCGTCTTCATATGCATTAGCTAAGGCAATTAGAGCGTCAGATACTAATCTGGCGTTTACTGCTGAAGCATCAGCAAGTAGAGCAATACGTTTAGCCATAGTTGCAATCTGTATAGCAGGTGTATTCACTCGGTACTGGTCAAATGGATATTCTGAAGGAATGGATATGACCATCCCATAAGCCTTCATTGTTGATGCTGTATTTATCAACTGATTTGCGGTAGCGCCTGTAAGATACATATTAACATCGTTTTCCCTTGCGATATTATCTAACGAATTTGCCAGAGTGCTTATTGTTGAAATATTATTAGTTATTTGAGAATTAGTAGGTACACTTGCTCCTATTGCTGATATAATACCATGTAAAGTAGCCTTTGCGTAATTAGCAACCTGAATTGCATTACTTAATGGAATACCTGGGACATATTGTGTATCAAGGAGGCCCTTACCTGCTATATGATTAAGAGGATCTGCTATATTTTTAAGAACAGTTTTTAGAAGATTGTTAAATGTAGCAATAAGAGTTAAGCGGTTTGTAACAAGGGTTGACTTTATAATGGCGTTTCCTAAGAGCGATTGTGTTTTTAATAAATAATTGGTAGCATTTGTATGTGCTAAAGATACTGCAAGGTGAGCAGCTGCTTTTACATTTCCAACCATCGTAGACATCGTTGATAATGTTGTGATATCTATAGTATTTATATTAGGGCTTGACATACCCACTGAGACAACTATATTCGCCGCAGCAACTTTATCTTTTAGAACGGTAGAAGCCTCATTGAGTAAATAAGCTGTATAAGAAGCATCTCGTGTTACTTTGTAAACAGTATATGCATTTGTATATGCAGCACTCATTTTATCAGATAATATCTGATTCGCGTAATTTACTTGATGAGATGCGTTCTTGTAGGTAGTAGCAGCAATCTGAGTTTTCAATGATATAGCAGCAAGGGTTGCAGTATTTCGCATTTCAAGGTTTTGTTGAGAGTAAGAAGCATCTTGTTGCGCAGTTATATCTACTTGTGCAGCTGTATAACGAAGTTGAGCATTGATTAATAGTTGCGGATCGTTGTATACGCTACCCAAGGCAGCCATAAGACCAGTTGGGTAACTTCCAGCAATATCAAGTGTGGTCATCATAGGAAAATCATTTACTAAAGGAGGAATGTTCATATCTATTCTATTAGGATAATTAAATAGTTGTCGGAAATAAAAGATAATTTGTCATTAATACGCAAACATCATACCTGCACGACCACCGTAAATACGCAGTATATTATATGTTTCTGCGTAAACGTATACCGTATAACGGTCTACCAAACCATCTGTCAATATACCTGTCTTACCGTGAAATCCTAATGTAAGATTTAGGCGTTTAATTTTATCCAGATTAGCTTCACCCAATGGCATTGAAAATGGAGTATGGCCATTTTGTAATCCAAATGGTATGTTATAGAAATACCTATTAACCCATGGAGCCTTTCGCTGTTCCATCGATGGAATGAGAGACCGGAATAGTGCTACGTTCTCTGTGCTATATCTAGTTAACGTTTCAGAATAACTTAATGATAACCATCGGATAGGCTCCGAATTACGTGTTGAAAACCCTGGTTTCAAGGTAGTATATAAGCGTTCTGATAAGCCCTGTGCATCTGGCCACCAAGGGGCCTGTAAGGTACCATCTGTCAAATCTCGTGAACAAAGAAACGGCGCATTGTATCCTGGTCCTTCATATTTCTGACAATAAAAAAAGAGGTCTCTTGTCGGGTTAGGTACTATCAAGGGTATTCTAGCAAAATTATTATTCTGTGTATCAACCGGGTCAAAAACATAATGCTGAACCACTGGGACCTGTATATCTGCTATACGAAACCTGTTAGCCTCTGGTCTATCCAAGTAAACGTATTCTACCAATAAGTAAGCATCTGTCATAGAATACTGGCTTGGCATAGATATAGTTGACGGATATGGGCTAACTTTCCGACCAGGTGCCCTCACTGGCTCTAGACCAGGAACAGCAGAACCACTTGCATCTTCATAATAAAATTTAGAACCACTCATTGGCCACAAAGAAGTTGCTTGTTGATTTGATTGTATGACGTTACCTGAAGTATCTAGCGCCCTAGACTGACTATAAAATAAACCATTTATATTATTGAAGTTAAGTGTAATTCGTGCTTCATCTATATTTAATGCATCTATAGGTAAAAAACACCCTGGATCACCCCTTGAAAACCAAAGAGGCAAATTCACGACAACTTGCTCGGAAGTGCTTGTTGTGCCAAAAGAAGTATCTGAAAATCCATTATCTTTTCTTAAGATTTGCCTACTCGTTTCGATAGTCTTTTCTAAGGGCGTCTGAAATTCATCTATAACTTCCATAAGTTGCCCAGGTATCGTGTCATATAAGACACCTCCCAGATGAAGTTGGACTTGATTTACTAAATTGTGACCTAGCGAATTCGTCCAACCAAAATGAGGCCCTACAAATTGTACTGACTGCCCATTTACTTTTGACCTCCGTGCTAAGACCTGTGGCGTCTGAATATCTGGCATCTGAACAACCAAAAATATTCGCGAGATAAGTTCTCCCTGAACCGGTAATCGAGCAATAGCTATCTTTCCAAAATCTGGTTTAGTATCAAAATCTATTCTAGCCCAATTAGTTCCATAACGCCCAGCCTTAACAAAAACACAGAGTAATGAGCCTATACTTGGCTGTCCCTTAGGAGGCTGTAAACGCTCGTCTTGCATTCCTGTTGATATAATCTTGAGTAGACTGGCTACCATCTATTTCTCTTTTGCCATTTTGTTTATGCCATACTTACGATGCTGTTTACAGAAATGTTCAGACTGTCCGTCTTTTATAAAGGCAATGCGTTTACATGGGATACCTTCCTGTGTAAGCGCTGTGCATATGTAAGCCATACTGTGTCCCCGTCGTAGTTTGTTATTCATCCACGCTTGAGATGACTGGTCAAAGAACTCTGATGTAAACTCTTGAATACCTGACATGTTACTTGTTATAGGCAAGACCGATGTATCAATTTTAATCAACGAATACCTTATTACAGATACCATTCCCAAAACGAACCCATTGAATAGCATATACAAACACATGGACCTCCCATTCTGTGTCTGAACTACCCCCTGGAGGCTTAACATTCAATGTAAGACGTAATGTATTCAGACGACTTGCATTAATCGTGCCCGTAGGGTCGTGCTCTCCTGGATGTCTTGCAAATGAATAGCCATAAATAAAAGCATCATATGCCGTATTACCACCCCTATGAGCTCTTGAAATATGAGAACGAAACCATGCCTCATCTTTATTTATAATTTCTTCTCCGTTAGCCTGTATCTTTGCAGATATGAGAAGAGGCTCCAGTGGCGCAAATGTAGGGTCATAATCTTTTTCTAAGGTTGCACTGTAGTTTATCCAATCGTTGTTTAATGTGACAGCAGCCTTCCTTCTTAAGAACCATACAATCTCTTCTACTGGCTGATTGGCTTCTAAGGGTAATTGAACCGTAATTAAATCATTACCAGACTTATTCGTAATATATTTTAAAGGTTCTGTAAAATCAAACTGCTGTATTTCACGAAAAGGCCTCTCAAATTGCTGTCTGAGAAGCATCTCACGATAAGGACCGTCTACAAAGATGCCCTGGGTTAGAAGTTGAATATTTTTTAGCATAGGGGCATCAGAAGACGAAGAAATAGATACTACCTTATCGATAGTTAGTTGATTATTGATCACCTGGAACTTCTTTCCTAATGGTGTATCTAAGCAATCTGCTCTAACTCCAGACAAAATACGGACAATCTGGTCAAATCTCTTCAAGGTTACACGAATTCGCATAGTGCCTTCACGACATGCAATTAATGGGAACGTGGCAGTAATCTTTTCCCTCAACATAGAAAACATTAAAGGAACCGTCACCCATCCATCTTCTGTAAAAAAAGCCCTCTTTCCATCTGTAGCCTTGAGATCATCTATAGATTTAAGTCCCAGAGTATCTGCTAAGCCATAATAAGTATTCAAATCTGGAAATAAGACCGAGCTAACATGTATAGAATCACCCGTTACTCTTTCTAAGACTTGGTCATCGACCTCTAGGGTAGCTTCTTCTAAAACGACAGTGCCAAGAGAATTACAGTATGTCCAGAGTTCAGATGGATTTAATGAGACTATGTTGTTCAATCTTAAATTTTCTCGTATAAGCCCAGTAAACCAATCACCGAGTTGCAATTGAATAAAAAGACCACTGATTAAATCTCCTGAATTCATGTGTGCCATTTCAAATGTAAAGGTCTGACCAAATGTGGCTGGGCCTCTAAAAGTAAATTCACGCATTACAGAAGACATAGGGACTGTCCGTAGTGTTTCATCTCTTGTAAATTTGGTTATACTCGCATCTAATGGAAAAATAATATTATCCTGAACATCCCTTGATACTAAATCCAATAAGGTCGTTGCAGAACCTCTAGGTTGTTTTGTTCCATATCCATCTTTTTGGTGAATATCCATCTATCTACTTAGTTCCCGTGCTTCCGAAACCACCCTCTCCCCGCGGCTGATATTAAATCTTTTTAATAAGTATATGGCGGCGCCTTTACAGATTGATTATCTAATAATATCACATGCATATGCTAGTGAGTTAGTTCGACTGGTAAATGCTAAACTTGGCGAAGGCTATATTCTATCAGGAGGCATTGCTTATTTTCAAGGCGGCTTCGGACCATCGTATCATCAGACTCTAGTAAAACCAGTGGCGCCCTCGGCAGGTGGTCGTAGACGCTCTACGCGCAGAAGGCGCTAAAAACACGGACACCACCCCGGCCTTTTTTTGGAATCTGGACCGAGGTTGGACCACTCATCAAACGTATAGGTATTGCTCATATCCATCTTTTTGGTGAATATCCATCTATCTACTTAGTTCCCGTGCTTCCGAAACCACCCTCTCCCCGCGCCGTCTCAGGCAATGAACTCACATACACCACCTCCTTAATATAACCAAGAGCTGGTGCGATGACCTGGAATAGACGAGTACCCTTCTCAACTGTAGTAAGTTTAACTCCTACAGTGACCATGGGTGCCATCAGTTCTCCGCGATAAGAACGGTCAATAATACCACGACCGTTTGCCATAACGAAGCCAGTCTTGTAAATGGAGGAACGAGGCTCAAGGGTGAAGTGGCTATCCTCAACATGCTCTACACCCTCCCCCATTGGCGTGTATTTCTGCATACGCGCCTTTAGACCCAAGGGCACAAGGGTTGCTACTGCAAGAGGAGGGTGATCGACTACCACCTTCAGATCATACCCTGCATTGTCTGCCGAAGGGTTCTCGACAGTGCCGACAGGCGGATAAAACGGCGCACCCTGCTCAGTCACGACGAGTTCTAGACGGTAATACTCGGTCATTATGCTTACTAAATCGCGCAACAACCTGTCAATTTTATACGGGTAAAATTGACATGTTGCTTAACCTATAAATTAGTACGCTAAATGACCAGTTTCATCGATGTCTCCTCTGAGCTTTATACCCAGGCTTGCTGTATGCGAAAGAACCCGAGTAAGCATGAAGAGCTGCAGACTTACGTGCGAATGCTTCTCGCTTCCTTCTGTATTCACCTTATATCCTATCTACTGGGATTTCGTTTCATCGGACTTCTATCTATGATTGGGGTAAATCTGTTGTCTTTCCAAACCTGTGTGAAGTTTCACAAAATCTACATTGAACCCATTGAGCAATTGCAGTATGAGAACCTAGATAGTTCTATGAATTCTGAGGAGGCTGAGGAGGCCGATGAGGCTGAGGAGGCCGATGAGGCTGAGGAGGCCGATGAGGCTGACGAGGCTGACGAGGCTGAGGAGGTTGCCTCAAGTTTCTTGAGAAATCGTATGAGTGGTATGAAGAATGCACGCACACCTTCCTCAACTTCCCTGATAGGGGATGCGAGTTGTGTATACAATAATTCTTACCCGCCTCTACCGAATTCTTATGACGGCGGTTCTTCCTCTGAGGATGAGCGGCCTCATGGGCCCTCGAGTTCAGAAGAGGACTAAAGGTTAGTTTCCAAATAATAACGCACCCCTTTCTGCTTCTATGCTATATATACCCCAACCAATACTAATAACCCTCATAGATACTCTTTTTTGTCCAAGGCTTGTTGGTAAAGTATCTTTTATATCTAACCACAGAGTTGGCTTATCAGCTGTAGTCATGTTTACTGCGCCAGATGGTCTACGCTGCTCTGGAGCCTTATATCCATATTGTGGTCCTACCGTAAATGATATCAACGATATAGGTATACCTGGATTTTTTTCTGCCTTTGTAAATGGTGAAATGTGCTGCCAATGTGTAGAATCGCGACGTTTCTCTCTCTCTTTTGCGGCTATAGATAATTCCAAGAAATTATAGAAATCCCCCGTGCCCATGGGATTTCTTAAATTCCATAACTGATTTCTCTCTATGTTATACTCTGATTGGAACATGATTAACAAAGATTCTGCAGGATGTCTTCCATCAATCCGTTTTGTTATATAAGAAGTTCCACCGTTTCCTACAGCAACATAATCTGATGGGTCCAGACTTAACTTATTTTCAAATGGCCTTAAGAACGGTATCTCAAACTTGTTTTTCTTGAGGAGGGCCTGTAAATCCTGTCTGACATATCGCTGTGTAGTTTCCAAGGTAATAAGGGGCCTTCCTATAAGTTCTCTCTGAAGAGGAGTGAAATGCGTCTGAACATCATCCTTATTTCTGACAGAAAGGTCAGTTCGATTCCAGGGTGTAGGCTTTATGGAACCATTAGACGACTCCACTAAATCTTCAAGGCGTCTGAGCTTACAGCGAATTCGAAATTTCTGACCGGGGAGAGAGACAAATGGAAATCCACCTTCATCTGAGTGAGCACATCCTATAAGAGGTAGTCGTAATGTAAGCTTTTTAGGAGTTGCATTCCGTTGTATCTCAAGAAGAGTTCCAGTATGACATCCTATTTCCTTGAGAATAAGAGTTTCCTGTGCCAAAGAACTCTGAGTATGATACCAACTGTATAGGAAATCTCCAGTAAATTCTTGTAATAATAACTGGTCCTGATAGAATTGTATCTGTTCAAATAAAAATGCCCCTATCCCTTGTGTATAACCATAGGTATTTCCTGAGGCATCTGATACTATATTTGTGTTATTACTGGAAGCAATCGTAGATGGAAGCCACGTGGGTAAATCTACGACAAGGGATGCATTGATTAGAATATCTCCAAATACTTCCATTTCCCATTCTATCGAACGACCAAAATCAATCATATTGAGTGGTTGAGTTTGTCTAGTTTCATCTATGGTAGCAGGCCATGTTTGCATATTGTAAGAAAAAGGGACATGAGCAGACTTATCTAAATTCATGAAATATACATCTTTTTTGCCTCTCGCCACAAGTTCTAATAAAGAACCTTCTGCCGAGGTGCCTGGTCTATCCATCTAATTATTCTAAGATATGTATTTAATTAAGCCCTGACGCGACGACGGGTCTTTCTATGCCGCCGTTTTCGATAACGGGTTTTGTGCCTACCACCAGAATTAGGTTCTCGTGCTACAAGTTTCCTAATTTTCTCAGCATCACTGCGAATATCTGCTATTTCCTCTTCGTCCTCTTCGCCTTCTAGAAATTCTGAAGTAGTTCTTTTTAGGAGACCATCCTCTCCTAAGATATCACTTGTGTCTATGTCAGGTTTTTTCATAAGTTCTCGTATAAGAGGTATCTGAAATTTACTTATAGTCTTTTCTAATAATGTCTTACCATCAGCATCTCTAACATTTACATCGATGCCTCTAGATACCAATTGAGCAACCATTTCATCTTGACCTGAATCAACAAAGGATGCTAGCAATCTCTGACCAAGTTCACCGTGGACATCTGAATTAGATAATCTGCCGATATTATTAAGTTTTCCTTCCAGAGACATTCGACGACGTCTATCCATGCGCAATTTAGGGTCTACGTGTTTTTTAATGCCTCTACATGAAAAATTGTAGTGTATACCAGGAAACATCTTAAATGCCCATGATTGGCTAAACTTAAATGGTTCTATTTGTGTATCTAGACTATTATATGTTATAGGGCGAGCCACGTATTGTAATTTTCTTTCTACCATTGCGATTGTCGGAAAAAAAGAATCTTTATAAATATAACGTAGATTTTCATCCGTTATATTATTACAGTCTAGATTTGGAACTAAATCACCCATCTTTTCGGTAATATCTCGTATATCTAAATCGAAATTTGTTCTATTATCCAAATTATATATACCTGATCTAGCAATATAACAATCATTGTTAAATTTATGACCGCTGCATGGTTTATGTATAGAATCAACATATGTTCTATTCCCATGATGTTCCGCACCAGACCAATGCACATGTAAAGAACGACCAAAATAAGCCATTAATTCACGTCGATATGTAACGGGATCGCGTATCATATTTAACATGCCAGGGGGGTCATCCTTAAAAGCCCTAAGTAATTTTGTAGTATGTATTGCATTTGCCTTTACTCCACACTCTTCGACTGTTACATATACACAATTTGGAGGAACCGGTTTTTCAAATAATATATCTTCTGCATGCGAGTTTGTAAAGTATACCATGGGTAATCCATTTACTGGATTTATGTGTGGCGAAGGGGCTACTTCATTTGTAAACAAGGGCTCATATGCCTTAAGATAGTATTTCGGAATAACTTGTTCGCCATTATCAAGTGTTTCAACACGATATAATATATCTTCTTCACTAGGAATTTTTTCCAAAATCATCACAAGGGATTTATCTAAAGTATCAGGGTCTCGAATATCAACCATTGTATCAAATGGGCTTAATGCATCATCTGAATACCTTCTTATTTCAGCAAAATTTTGTAATTCAGATTCCCTTGCACGTTCCTTTGCCACAGGTGTCCCCCGTATATCAAATAATTTTAGAGTATGAGGGAGTCGTGTTAATTTCCTTATATTAGTATTCTCTAAGATAAGATGCTGAAGCCCTGGAAACCCCGTAAAATTACCGATTATACGTTCCAAGGGATTATCTGATAAATCAAGGTATTCAAGTGTCTCTGGTAAAAAAGAAGTATCTAGTTCTCGTATTTGATTGCCCCTCAAGATAATAATGGTTGCTTTTCCCCATTCGTCGTTACCTCTAGGTAATTCTGTAAGCTCTTTATCTGTGAGGTCTATTACTGGCATCTATTTATGTATCAAGAATAAGATATATTTCGAATACGAGATTAGTTATAAAATTGAAGTAATTCATTGTCCATTATAATGTAATGCCATCTATCGTTTTCAATACTACTATCTTAAGGAAAATTAGCAACGTTTCCTTTGATACGTTACCTCTAGAAGTTCTAAAAGAATTATTTAATGATGGCCGTATTTTCTCGCATTTTATTGAACGAATTCTAGCTCAAGATTATGGTCTAAGACATGTTGCCGGATGTAAAGGCCATGACCTTGTGGATCCATCAAATCCGCAAGTTAAATTCGAACAGAAGACCTTCACAGGAAATGGATGCAGGGTAATGCCTTCAAATATGATTGGCCAAGGTAGACACTTTGATATGGGTATATTCCATGAAAAGGCAGCCGGATTAAATTATATAATTGTCAGTAACATAGAATTTCCTGAATTAAAAATAAAATTCGTGAAGGGGAGTGACTTAATCTCACAATATCCGAATGGTGAGATTAAGTTAAAGGACCACGATAAATTCTTCAAAGACCACGAATAATCTCATTCAATACCTCATTTGCCTCTGATTTAGAAAGACTGCGCGGACCCACTGTATTAGATGGAAACACATGTTTATTTACAGCCTCTACTATTTTTTCTGCATCAGAAAGATATGTGGCATCTAATTTCAGAAAGTAGTGAGATTGAACACTAAAGTCACCAGTGCCCTTCAGAAAGCAAGTTCCAGCTTTCCCTCCAACTCTACGAAACGCAATCTGATAATCTTCAGACGTCTTCACATACTGGAAGCCTACTTCTTGTATAGCCTCAGGCTTAGGTCTATCGCCTTGCTGCTTCTGCCAAATCTGAAATACACAGGGGACATCGTATGACTCTCCGTTGACCTCAAATGAATCCTTTGGCAATTCTTTCTCTAAAATACAATGGAACTTAGATGGAAATGCCCTGCTCATAGATGGCTTCAGAAATGACCGGGGTAAGATAAAAGCTAAAAGTGTAGCATATTGTGATGCATGATGAATGAAAGACTTTGCTAATGAACCTTGCTTACCAAATGGAGGATTTCCAAAGAATACCCTTTTTGTATCAACGTCAGATGGCTTCCATTCTAAGAAATCGCCTTTCAGAATTGTATCCATCTTTGGATCCAAGTCAATACCGGTGCGCCGTATTTCATTTGGTAAAGCTTTTAAGAACGAGCCATTACCTGCAGATGGTTCAATCCAATCATACTTAGAAGAATCTGGCACAAGGGAAAGAATAGAAAGCACACACTCCTTTGCTACCGAAGCCCTCGTATAATACTGGTCCTTTGTATTTGTTCGAAATTTGCCTGTATCTTGTGTCATACTGATATATGTCGCAAGATATTGTTCAAATTTTATGTTTAGTTATCTAGTGCTTCCTACCACGGGTTTTACGTGTCTTCTTAGTCTTTTTACGAGAACGCCTGGTTTTATATCTACCGCCCCCCGCCGTCGGCGCCGCTGCGCGAGCCGCCGCTGCGGGAGCCGCCGCTACGGGAGCCGCCGCTGTGCTCGCCGCCGCCGGAGCCCGCGCCGCCGCCGCTGCGCGCGCCGCCGCCGCCGCCGCCGCGTCCCGCTCGTGCGCCGCCCGCAGCTCCGCCGCCGCCGTTAGGCGCGCCGCCGCCGCCGCCGCCTGCTTCTTTTCAGCATTCAATATGCCCTTAGCCGCCTTAACCGCCGTTTCCCATCCGGGAGTGGTATTAATTGTTTTCTTAAGTTCTGCATTAGAGTTTACAATCTTTTGTAGGGCCTTGCGCGACCCTGTACCTCCTAAGGCTTTATTAAGATAAACAGCTGCTCCAAGCTCCCCTAATTGCTTAACCGCTTCGGCATCAGGCTTTTTAGAAAACCACGACATTCTATTTATACTTGATATTTTTGGATGAGTATATTTAGAATTAAGCGCACCGGGAAAGCAAATAATTTTAATGGTATAAAAAATGAAAGTGTATTCTGATTAGAAAAAGCCACATGCGATTAGTTATAGTAGAATCACCTGCAAAATGTTCTAAAATTCAAGGGTTCTTAGGACTAGGATACAAAGTCATTGCGTCAATGGGTCATATCCGAGGACTTGTTCCAGATTTAGATTCTGTTGGTATCCAAAAGAATTTCGAACCAACTTATGAATTCTCTAAAGAAAAGCTAAAGGCAATTGCGAATTTAAGGTCATCTGCCAAAGAAGCTGATACAATCATATTGTGTTCAGACGATGACCGAGAAGGAGAAGCAATTGCATATAGTATAGCCGTGCTTCTGAAGCTGGATCCATCAACAAATCCTAGAGCAGCATTTAGAGAAATCACAAAAGATGCAGTGTGTAATGCGATTATGCGCCCACGCACAATCGACATGAACAGAGTGAATTCTCAACAAGCAAGGGCAATGCTAGATATGATGGTTGGCTTTACTATTTCACCCCTCCTATGGAAACACGTGGGTGGAAACACGTGGGTGGTGGGACTGCCTTGTCCGCAGGTAGATGTCAAACTCCTGCATTACGTTTAGTGTGTGAAAGAGAGAAGGGGATACAAGAGTTCAAAAGCGAGTCGTCATGGGTCTTATCAGGTACGTTTGTAGTAAAGGGTCAGATTACCGGAAAGAATTCTATGTGGCCAGCAACAATGTTGGAAGAACTCGGTGACAGTGAATCTGCAGTCAATTATATGGAAAACCATCACACTGACGCTTCAGGTAAAGTTCGCTCGGCTTTAACGAAGCCATGGACTGAATCGCCCCCTCAAGCGCTAATGACAAGCACATTACAGCAACAAACAAGCAATCTGTATAACTGTAACCCTAAAAGGACTATGCAGATTGCTCAGAAACTGTATGAGGCAGGACATATTACGTATATGAGGACAGACCAGACAAATATGAGTGAGGAGGCTATTCTACAAGCCAAGAAAACTATTGAAAGTCGCTGGGGAAAACAATACCTTGGTGAACTCAAGCCTCAGATAAAAGTACAGAATAAATCTGCTGCTAAAGCTACAGGCCAACCACAGGCACAGGAAGCACATGAGGCAATTAGACCTACACACTTTGAGAATTCTCAATTACCCGCCTCAGAAGATTGGTCACCTGTAGACAAAAAAATCTATCATCTCATTTGGCTCAGAGCAATCCAGTCTATCATGGCACAAGCAAAGGGTGAAGGAAGAACTGTAATATTTGACTTGGACGGAGATGAGAATGAATTACCATGGGAAGCCAAATGGAAACGGACCTTGTTTCCTGGTTGGAAGATAGCAGATGAAAAGGATGCTCAGATTAAGGCGGCAGAAGATAATGAAGATGAAGAAGTATCAGAGACCGCGGATGTGTCTTGGAAACTCGCTGAAGGTATAAAGGAAGGTCAAGGGATTACATGGAAAACACTAAATGCGAAACCGAAAGAATCCAAGCCCCAAGGTCGCTACACAGAAGCCACGTTAGTTCGTGATTTAGAAAAAAGAGGCATTGGTCGCCCTTCTACATTTGCATCCCTTATCGCAACCATTGTAGAAAAGACCTATGTAGAAATCAAGGATATTCCTGCCAGCGTCCAGAATTCCAAAACTTATACGTTGAACGCATTAAACCAATGGCCTCCTACAGAAGAAATATTTCAACTAAAGAAAGGTGGTGAAAAGGCACGCTTGATGCCTACTCCCCTCGGAATGACTATTCTAGATTTCACTGTAAAGAACTTTCCTGACCTGTTCGCATTTGACTTTACTGCGTCCATGGAGAATAGATTAGATAAAGTAGCAGAAGGCCAGGAACCCTGGAAGCGAGTTCTAGAAGATACATGGAAATCATATAAGGACAGATACGAAGGCCTCAAGGGTTCCAAGTCAAGCGAAGGGACCCTGGTGAATTCCAGGAGAAAAGAATTCTCAGATGGAATTGTTGCTGTAATGTCTGGCAAAGGACCCTTGCTTTTGAAAGAAGATCCAAGTGGAGTAAAAGAAAAAACGGTATTCTATGGATGGCCACTTGGAAAACAATTACAAACCATAACGGAAGAAGAGGTTCGACTATTTGTAGAAAATATAGGAAAACAAAGAGCCGGTTCTGAATTAGGAGAATATAATGGACACCCTATTGTAAAAAAGAAGGGACCATACGGCCTCTATGCAGAATCTAATGGTGTTCGAGTGAATTGTACAGAAGAAACTACTTTAGAAGACATTATAGCCAAACTAGAAGCAAAGGGTCAGGAAACTCCTGCAAAGACACTGGGGCCCTTTCAGATTAGAACAGGTCAATATGGACCCTACTTGATGAAAACAGACACTCCTAAGGGTAAGAAGCCTGTATGTGTTTCTATACCGAAGGGGACCGATATAGATACATTGACAGCACAACAAGCAGGAGAGATATTCGAGGCGGGTATGAAAGCAAAGGCAAAGGGTGGTTTTAGAAAATTCAAAAAAAATTGAATACGTGTTCACAAACTAGGAAGGTATATCACAAATGTTTCGTATCGCATGGAGGTCTTCTAACACCGGTTATACTGGCCACGGCGCCTATTGTTTGTCTGAAGAGGTTGGACAGGCTTATATCGAACGTCTAAATACCGAATACCCAGATTTTCAACACTGGCTTCAACCTTCGCCTCCACCCCCTTTGAACCTCTCGGGTCATTTCTGTTGCTATGGGGATGATACGTTCGTGCCAAGCACCCCATCACCCCAACCTAAGGAGTAACTTGCTTTACCTTCTTCACTTTAATTTTTTTCTCAGGCACAGTCCCTCCAGCAGCAACTATAGCAGCATCTTTTTGCTCCTTGAGTTTCTTCCTCTTGTGACACCAGGCCCAGAATTCTCCGGTACCATATGCAGGCATAGGGCCGATGTCTTCTTCTCTGATTGGCAACGCCTTGACCTTCTGCCTAGCTGCGTTAATCGCGAGTTCTGTTGTCCATTCGTCGTCGCCACGGAAACTACACTCCATGGCCACCTTTGTCACAAGACACCTGTTCCAAAACTCATCATACTCCTTTTTTTCTGAAATAAGTTCATCCTGATACCACTTTATACAGTCTTCTGGAATTGGTTTTCCTGTAATAGAGCAGAATTCGCGAATAGCCTCAAAGGCTTCCATGGCCTTTGTTAAGTATGTACCAGCTGCAGGAGGAGGAGGCACTGGAAGTTTCTTTTTCAACTTGAGGATAGTCTTCGGTTTCTCTTCGACAACAGGAACCGCCTGTAGTAAACTAAGCTTCTTGCTTTTAAGAATTACCTTCGGCATTGTTAGCTAATTTTAAATTAAAACAAGGTATCAATTTTATTCAATGGCATAAAGTTCTTTTGGTATATACAGTAGATGGATAAGATAAACCTATCAATAAGAACGCTGGAAGCAGAATTAGTTCCCAGTATATCATTGCGTGAAGAGATGTATCTTCGTGCAGAAATCCAAATGTTAAAAGAAGAACGTAAAAAACTAGAAGCTATTGCTAACGAATTAAGACAAGGTGTTTCACATTACGGCTCCTATTTTTCTTCTAGTACAAGCGGCATCTAAGAAACTTACTGATTTTTATTTGATGTATTACAATACCTCAAATAAAAAATTCAGAGACCATTTTGGGTTAATATAGAAGGACCAAGTGGTGTTGCTGTGTGGTCTCTATGTGGGCAACGAGTGCCAGGTTAAATTTTCAAAGAAGTTTTGCTGTGTGGATCCTAAACCATGGAAACAGGATCCTTACGATGATCAGAAGGTTCTAAAGATCCAGGAAGCTTATTAACGAAATAAGAGTTAATGGGGTTGCTGTGCACTTCCTTTGTGATCTTGCCTCGAACCTTCTCGACGCGTATGGGCCAGGCGTTCAAACAGCATAGGTGATCAATCTATACCGTCCGTCAGGGAGCACTGGAATTATATATTCATTGCTGTAGGCTCCCTTATTACAATTTACACTTAATTTTACAGGTTTCGTTGACTCAATTTTTACAGCCCAACCTCAGGCTATTTAGTTTATTATAGATTTCCTTTAAATAATCGAACTCGTTGAATAAAGGTAACTCAAAAAGTTGAATATACTCACTTGTAATTCTTACGGCATACCAATGGAGATTGAATTGCTTGAAAGGGTTGGTTCAGTATCAGATAAGATGCGGTCTATTCTCGAGGAGAGTAGGCAGTTAAGAACAATTATAGAGGAGAGGATTGCAAGGGAGGATGAAGACTTAAGCACTATAGATATGGAAACTGACGAGGAAACAGAGTATTCTGACGAAAGCGTAGAAAGTGAAGAGGATGCTAAGGTTTCAACAATGCCTAATATACTAGATATATGGAGATGGTTTTGCTCACGACGCCATTAAAAATGATTATTTATCCACCTTATTTTTTCGTATGGACGAAACACTGGAAACTCTGTTTATTGAACTGTGTTCTCGTATAGATGAATGTGCCAATAAAAATCCATCGGTAGATATGGACGATATCAAACGGAGTAGCCTACTAATAAAGACGTATATTGACGGTTTCAAGGTATTCGCAGATACCAAAGAAACTATAGAAGAAGTTCCTGAAATGTCTTACGAGGAACTCTGTGGACTTATTAGTGTTCCCAGAATTATCCCCAAAGGGCATGTAGGGCCTACACGAGCAATGGTAAAAGAAGCAGTAAATAACGATAAACTGCGTGATTCGCAATTTAAACAAGTTGTAAAGAGGAGCAAAGAGATGGAAGCAAAGAAGGAAATACCTTACTTTTAGACACGTGGTCACTGTAAGGTTCTAGAGGTTATTGATATTGTTTATGTTCATGGCTATAAGCAGGGCTTCATCTGGCTCAGGTCCAAGGTTCAAACTGCTAAGTATGTTAAACATAACAAAGAGTTGCTCTTCAGTTGCTTCTTCAACTATACTAGTGAAACGATCAATCCAGTGATGTTCCTCCACACCAAACCCCTGATTATTTAGTTCATTCAAGTCCGGATTTTCTACATCCATTGCTTCCCCTTCATCATTGCCGTCATTCAAGCCTAATTCTTGATTAATTATAAGAAGCATATAGCGCCTCATGCGTAGCCCGTCAATGAAATTTATCAGGTCAATAATAAGAGTTTTGAAGGTAATCTCTTGCACGTCTTCGTCTAACGTGGGCAGGTCCTGGTAAATGGGGGCGTCAAGGATTGCTATGATTTGTGCGTTGTCCATGGTGTTTTATGAAGCTTGTAGGTTTTCAATTTTTTCCGAAATACTTCTGAGATGAAGGCTATAAATTTGACATTTGACATACACGATTTACAGTATGCGAAGTGTTAGAAAAGGCAATGGGATAAAATTACCAGATGAAACTCTGGAGACTGCATCATTTCGAACGCTGCTTGCTGTCTATTCTCATCTCATTTATATAGAGGACATAGATAATATATCAAATGTTATCCATGAATTCCAGCGGCACTTCTCTAAAGAATACGAGCATTTATTCGGACTTATCAAATATAGGATAAGTCAATATGAAATTGGTTCTCGCATAGAAAGTCGCTTAAAACAATACAAGACCCTTTTAAAAGAAAAACTGGTAAAGACACCAAGTAAAATCCTTGAGGAATTTATCTGGCTAAAGCAAGTAAAAAAACAACTGGGGGTAAAAGAAGTAACGCAAGGGTGTTGTATGAAACTCTACTAGTCGAATAAAAAATTTGCGCTGCAAAAATTGAGTGGCCGTGACGGCATGTAGGTCGGTGCCTAACCCTAGTGGCGCAATGGATAGCGCACTCGACTTCTAATCGAGAGGTTGTGGGTTCGACTCCCACCTAGGGTAATTCACCGGTTTAGCTCAGTTGGTAGAGCATCAGGCTTTTAACCTGGTAGTCGCGGGTTCAACCCCCGCAATCGGTAATCTTTTTTTATGCTGTAGCGCCTAATTTAAGAAGCCCGTTATATAAAAATTGATTTTTATTTTTACTTTTATACAAAATATATCATGTTCAAGCGTTCATACGATCTCTCATGTGTGTTAAGTGAAACCGAGCGGTCTTATATTCAAAACGCTATTAATGGTGTAAATGCCGCTTGTTCTGAAACAGTGGATGCATGGTCATATGTAGAACGAGGTAATTTATCATACGACGTAAATAGACTTCTAGGAGAACACGATCATATTCCAAGGTCCGTATTTGCTGCAATGGAGCCTGATCTACATAGTGGGGCTACTGCCTCTTGGACTGTATCAACACTTCAAACAATAGCACAATCCTATGAAACCTGGAGAACTATGAGAGAGCAAGAGAACTCTAGACAAGAGGATATGACACACTTTTGGAATACATGGAGAAATATGAAACTAATTCCATACTATTCTAATTCAGGAAATGCGTCAAGGGCATCTATAGGTCCTATTCTAGAGGATTTCCTTAATACAAAGGCTTTTAGAAACGAAGGATACTCTCAGATACGCAATAACATAGAAAAGGAACTCATGGATTATATAGGACAAGGCCTTGAAGAGCAAGTAAATATACTGTCTGAGATTGTTTCACTGGGACCTTCACCGCTTTGCTCCAATTTACTGTTAAGACTAAAACAGCGTTTAGAACAAGATATGCAAATGAAAAATAACCATGATAAAATGGTAAAACCCGCCCTAGACCAATTGTCTGCTGCTATAGAATCCAGAAACCCCATTGCACTGAAGGCTGCACTCAACCCAGGATGGGGTTCTATGGCATTCCAAAATTCTGAACTATATAGAATAGGCTCAAAACTTCTTTCTGAACTTAGTTAGACCAGTTCTCGGCAAATAACTTGTAAGAATCTGGGTCAGCCTCCTTCATTTCCTGGGCCTTTTTGAGATACTCATTGTAGGGCGGCTCTACACCAGTAGAATGGAATATCTCTAGTTTAATGGTATTAACAAACGAGTTCCAGACCTGAAGGGCGTTTGGCTTCGGAGTATCCAGAGTAACTTCAGGGGCATCTGGTTTCGGGGCAAGAACTTTTTTTGATTTTAGCACAGTCTTCTTAGGAACATCAGGTACCTTGGACACTGTGTTATTTGAGCAGGAATACAAGGGCTCCAACTCTTGGCAATTATCAATGAAATCAAACAAGTATTGCCGCGCCTTTGCCTGGGTAAACCCAAAACGCTTCTGGAGATATTCATCTGCGTTCATCATGTTCACGATACCGAGGCCTCGTAGCGAAAAGAGAGAACGCATGACTTGCGCACGTTCCTCATCAAGGGAACCGAATACGGTGGCGGTCAAAGAACGCTCTTGCTGTTCTTTTTCTCTGAACCTTTTCAACTCTACTGTAAGTTGACTAAGTTCTTCTAGCGCAGTTGTAAGGTCGTCTTGCATTTTAACTATCATCGCAAGAAGCTGGTCGTCAGATGCATCCATTCTGTAAATGTACTTATTCGATGTTTAAGTTCGGTGGTCAATTTTAATATATAAGTAGGTTTACGAGAAAGATGTATATAAATTTGAAGAGGTGCTTAAGATAATTAAAGGATATATGGTTCTTTACAGAGTTATTCAGCATAACGGGGACACACATACTGGTATAGTAAAACACTCGGTATATTCTAATCTAATGGAGGCATACAGACAATGTATCCCTTCTGATGAGACAGAGGCTTGTAGGCTACTATTCAATGGAGTTCAAGATGAGATACAAAAGGGTAAAGAACTCATTAGGGTCACTTGTGACAAAGAAAATACTTGGTGGATTCAATTGGTAGTAAATTCGAATGACCCACTCGGACCAGTTACCCCAAAAATTGAGTGTTGCCATGCCCATTAATTATGTATTCCCAAGATGCCTTGCAGTACTCGTGGTCAGATTTCCGCCTCTTTCGCCGCCGCCCAAAACCTTCTTTCCCTGCGTTACAGGTATGCTGCGCCTGTATCTACCCATTCTCAGCAGACCAGCGCTCTAACGCAGAGCCGTGGTGTAACGCAGACCAGTGCGGTAACTGCTACCACTGAGCAACAGGCTCCTTCGAAGGGTCGTTTCTGGACTGAGTGGACTAACTGGTATCACGCATTTCTGTCCGAGGTGACGGACGAGTTCGCTTCTCTCCCTATCGCAGAGCGCCGCTCCGAGGCAACTAGCCGCTGGGTTACCTTCACTTCAAAGCGCCTGCGTTGCTCTGAGTCGCAGGTGCGTGCCTGGCTGCGCACTGCTGACCAGAAGGCCCTTGTAGCTGCATATGCTTGAATAGCTTAGACCCTTGAACATTAAAAACAGGCAGTTTTAGTAAGAGAAATGGGAAAATGGAAAAAATTGAATTTATTGACATAATTTTTTTGTTAGACAAACGGTTCTGTAAAAAAATGAACGCCAACGAACAAAGCGTAGTTCTTATTCAGCGTGCCTGGCGTAGCGCCCTACGTAAAAGTCTAATACCCATTTGTTTCCACTGTTACACACGGGAAGGGTCAGGTTGGAAGAAGGCGGAAGTAAAAAAACAACACATAACCAGATATATTGACGAGTGTGGTGAATGCGGAAACATCCTGGGATTCCTTTGCTACTGTTGCGACGGCTGAACTCAGATAGCGGTCGCAATTAATTAGGCATCATTTTCATCACGAACCAGGTAAATCAAACAACCCAGTTCGCATCGACAGGTTTGTATTATTATTTTTTTAGCGATTTAAAACGCCTCCAGCGATTAAGAAAGCCATCAAAAGCAACCCGCTCTGCCTGTTTTTAATGTTTAAGGATCTAATATTAAATAAAAAAAATTGAAAGCGATTTTTTACTTTTTGTAGTTACACAGAAAGACAGAATGGGACAAGGTTATAAGGCAATCATACTTGCAGCAGAGCCTCATAAGGGCAAAGAGGTTATCCGTACATGGCTTGACCCACATGCGCATGACAATGGATACAAGCTCATGGAGCACAGTTACATCGGTAACAATTTTGTCGAGGCTCTAGAGTATCTCATTAGCCCCCATGGAATGTTTTACAAAAGTCGTGTTGTCTGGTGCGGTGATTACGCAGACCAGGAGGCAGGGCTGGAGGACAATTTGTATCTGATTTCTGATGACGAACCCAATGCGGCGAAAATCAGCCGCCCTGCCAGGCATGACATGACATCTTACAGATATATGATTAACCACACGACACACCAATACATTGACAAGGAAAAGTGTGTAGAAGTGGATGGTCGGAAAATTCACCCACTGCCATTGCTAACAGCAGAGGGCAATGGGCGTGGTGGCGGGGATTATAAGGGCTCGAATGAAGAGCTAGTTGGCACGTGGGCAAGACATGTGATTTCAGTTGAGAAGGAAATTCCTGATGATTATGCGGAGTTTATTTGCGAGTTTTCGGAATAAACCATCTTAGGGCTAAAAATTGAATATACATTTTTTTTTACTAAAAGGCACAAAATGAGTTGGGCAAGAGTTGTAGGACCCGCGTTGTCTGAGCTACATACGGCTGCTGAGGCGAAAGATTCAGATGTACATGCGACTGGTGCAAAGGGTTCAGATGTCTATGCGAGTGGTGCATTCCAGACGTTCGATGAGAAAATGGTTGCACTAAGTGTCTTGCTAACTCGCGGTGCCGATGAGGCAAGTATCAAGCGCCACGTAAATCAACTCATTAGCCTCTGTAATGGCAGAGAAGACCTAGAAAACCTAGTTGTCCTTACCTTTCAAACTCGGGATATACGTGGTGGAAAGGGTGAGCGAGATGTTTCTCGTTACATGTTCGAGTGCCTACTTGAATGTGCTGTAACCAAGGATATGACAAGTAGCCTACTCGATCTCATCTCGGAATACGGATGCTGGCAAGACTTGTTCAAGCTATCTCAAAAAATGCCTTCTATCCTACCAGCTGTGAAGGCAATCGTAGCCGACCAGTTTGCCAAGGACGAAGCGGCAATTGAGTCATATGAGGTTAGCACGGACGAGGCAGAGAAGAAGCCCAGTGTCTCACTTTTAGCAAAGTGGCTTCCTCGCGAGGGGCAACCAGGTGTGATTGATATGGCAATCACACTCGTCCCTGGAAAGATGTTCCACGGGACGCGTATGAAGCTTTACCGCAAAAGGGTTGCAGCGGTAAACAAGTTCCTTCAGACAGTGGAGGTCCTCATGTGCGCCAACGACTGGAACAAGATAGAGCCAGGGTGCGTTCCTGGGCGTGCCGCTAAGAATTACGTGAAGGCTTTCCTAAACGAGTATGTAAGCCCACTGAAAAACAAGAAGAAGGCTGCGCCTAAGCTTCGTCATCCTGATGACCCTGTGCGGATGGAGTGTAGAAAGAACTTCCAGGTCTACAATGCCAAGACCGCAACAGGCGAGGTAAAAGCCAAGGGCGCAGATACGGTGTTTCCTCATGAAATCATCAAAAAGGCATATCCCATTGCAGAAGCCATGAAGTCGGAGGAATACCGTGGGAGATGGCACAAGGATGGCGATACAGATGATGAGTGTGACCAGAGCGAGACATCTGGCGAAGCCGAGAGAAACCATCTCATCGGCGTCTGGAATGCCATGGTTAGCAAGGCGAAGGAGGGAGGTGGCCTGGGCCGTTCTCTGGCAATGTGTGACTTTAGTGGGTCAATGCGTTCTTCCTCAAATGGCGATATACCCTTCTGGGTAAGTATGGCACTTGGCCTACTGATATCAGAGGTGACAACAGAGGAGTTCAAGAACACTTTACTCAGCTTCGATTCCACGCCGCAGCTGTATGTTCTACCCGAGGGAGATATCATCAGCAAACTCATGTCAATTGACTCACAGTGCATGTCTCAGGGGACATCAACGGATTTCCAGAAGGCTATGGACCTTGTTCTGGCAAGATGCAAGGCTGCCAAGGTAAAGGCTGGTGAGGAGCCAGAGAACCTCATCGTCCTCACGGATATGGCTTGGGATGCGGCATGTAACTCATCCGAGAGCAGTAGTTACACGGGTAACTCATACCGTAACGCGGTGAAGACTTCTCCTTGGCAGACCCACGTAGAAATGATACGTGAGGCTTTCAAGAGGGCTGGTGAAGACATGTGGGGTGAGGGCAATGGCTGGAAGATGCCGACAATCGTCATCTGGAATATCTCTGCGGACTGCCAGGATTTCCATGCCAAGGCAGAGACCGAGGGGGTTGTCATGCTTTCTGGCTGGTCACCGAGTTTGTTTAACGTTCTTCAGACGAAGGGTGTTTATCAAATTACACCTCTAGATGCCCTTCGCATCCAGTTGGAAGACAAGCGATATGACCTGGTGAGGGAGCGGTTCCGCAAGTTCTTCGCTTCACCAGAGTAGACTGCTTAAATTAAGCAACGTATGGGCGGAAGAAGGCATAAAACAAAAAGTCGTCATCGTCGTTCTAGGTCTAAGAGAAGATAATTAGACACCTGAAAGCATAGAAGTAACCTGCTCAATTGTGAGACCAGATTCCTTGAACCGCTGCTTCAGAAGTTCCATTACCATCATCTGACGCTTCAGCTCAATAGCTTCTGTTGAGATGCCAAAGGTATTTTTAATGTAAGAAGCCGAATTGTAGACAGGAATGCCATTTGCCTCCAGATAGTTGTACTTGGACATCTTAGAGTCAGCGGCATCGTATTCGTCCTTCAGAATTGCATAGACCACTGAAAATCCAGGATAAGCGGCCTCAATCGCAGCCTTGTAAGACTTATACTCAGAAAGGAGAGAATCAGCACTCTCCGTATTGTTGAATGACTTGCCCTTTGAGTTGAATGCGAAGATCTCCTTCATCTCATCGTTCTTACAGAAAATATCAACCTTATGTGTCTTGCGCACACCCTTTGCAGCATTCGAATTAAGAGTGATGGGTTTCTCAGATGCAACTTCTGTGAAACGCTTTGTATCACGAATGACCTCAAAGAGAAGTTTCTGCCACATGTTGCCCTCGCAAATCTTTGTTCCATGGACCACATGGCCAAGTAGTTGAAGTGCTGCGTAAGACATTCTTATGTGTGTTAAAAAATATAGGCAATACTTGTTCAATTTTAACCACCTATGCAACTCATTAAAATTGAAGTCATTAGCACGTTAACTGCAACCAAACAATCTCATCAAGATGGTCTGTTCCAACTGTAAGCAAGAAGGACACACCAAACTCAAGTGTAAAAACCCACAATACATCTCACCTCCAGCGAGTGTTCAGGGAGATGCTTCTGTTCTCATCGAGTTACCTGATGACTTAAAAAAGAAACTTTCGCGTCTCAGCTCGATGTGTAGGGAGGTTGCTGGTGGACTTGGAAAAGGACATGTCGAGGGGGTTTACCAACAAGCACTCTGTCTTGAATTGCAGGACGCAGGGATCCGCTACGTATCTGAAGAAACCATGCCCATCTTATACAAGGGTCGCCCAGTGGGCGGCGGCCATTCACAAAGGCTCGATATCTCATTACTGAACTTCCTTCCGTTCATCTTCGAACTCAAGGCAGTCTCAAAACCCATCTCACCAGAACACCATTGGCAATTGGTGCGCTACATGGAATATAAGAAACAGACGTATGGCGCAGTCGTCAATTTCAATCAGTCAGAAAGAGGTGCACTGGAAATCCAGTTCATCGTTAAAAAAGACGAGGTATTCTACCTCTATAGTCCAATGTCTGATAGTGGTTCTGAACTATCAGACTTTAGCCTAGTTAAGATTGCAGATGAATGGGGGTGGGAATGAGAAACATCTGAGTTTATTAGCTTGATTTTTTTAAGTAAAAAAATGGAACAGGCGGGACTTGAACCCACGACCCTTGCCTATAAACTGGCAACGCACGGCCTTCTGTGCTTCTGTCCCCATTGTCAGTTGGTTTTAATCCAGGACGGCCACGAGGAGGCCTGACATTCGTCCCGTCTCGTCATCTTTCAAACAGATGCCGACCCCCAGATGATTAGTCTGAAGGACTTTGCTTGCGCCTTGACGCGCGCAAGCCTGTCGTGTCCATAGCGTACTTAAAGTTCTTCATGCATCGCGAACCTCATCACAAGGTTCTAACCACTATTTCAGGTGAAACATGCTGCGCCCAGCCCGTAATGAGTGTGACCTCCCACGTGCAGATGCGCTTGACACGCCCACAGACACCCCCTAGAAAGGTGTCCGACCATCACCGCTGTAATGGTTTTTTATTACCACCCTAGTCAAATTTATGAATCGCATCGGGATTTCTGTGCGATTGGTATGTGCCCCTTCACTCGCACATACCCGTCGTGTTCTCCGCTTTCCTGGGCGTTCCTTCCCAGAGCATCATGCTTTCAGCTTGAGACCGAGTG